AAGAACGCCGAGCTGTGGTGCGACGGCGCCAGCGTGCGGCAGTCCACCAACGACTACCGCAATGCGGCCCTGACCGGCACGCCGACCGCACCGACCGCCGCTCCCGGCACGAGCACCACCCAGGTCGCCAGCACCGAGTTCGTCCAGGGCGCTGCGAACGACCTGGCCATCCAATACGCAATCGTTTTCGGGGGCTAACCCATGGCAGCAGCATTCAAGAACGCGCTCGGCACCTGCGGCACCACGCCTGGCGTGGCCTATACCGGCGCGAACGGCGCCGGCACGGTCATCACGTCGGCCACCTTCTGCAACACGACCGAGGACAAGACGCCCACGGTGACCGTCACCGTCACCAGCGGCGGCGTGACCAAGCACGTGCTCTACAAGGCCTCGGTTCCGACCAACGGCACCCTGACCCTCAAGCCCGAGGCGCAGATCATCCTGAAGCCGACCGACACGCTGAACGTGCACGCCAGCGATGCCAACGCGATCGACTACGTGATCTCGGCCACGGAGCTCTGATATGGGCCGCCTCAACTACGACAGCGCGCCCGTGCGCAACATCCCGACGGCGACGCCCGGCGATTCGTCGAGCACGCCGGCTTCCACCGCTTTCGTGCAGAACGCAGTGCCGGCCGGGGTCGTGTTGCCTTACGCGGGTCCGGTGCCGCCGGCTGGGTGGCTGCTGTGCGACGGCTCGAATGTCAGCCGCACGACCTATGCGAAGCTGTTCGCCGCTGTCGGCACGACCTACGGCGTCGGCGACGGCTCGACCACGTTCAAGCTGCCGGACTTGCGCGGCGAGTTTGTACGCGGCCTGGACAATGCGCGTGGGGTGGACGCGGCGCGCACGCTGGGCAGCGCGCAGACTGACACCATGCAGCAGGTTACTGGCACACTGCTTTCCCGTACTGGCACAGCGGCGATCGGTGCCATCACCGCAAGTACGGGCCCCTTCTCCACCGCCGTGAAAGCGGGGACTCCAGGAGCCCCACTCACCTTCGATCCAAGCAACCAGAATCTGGACGTCACTACTTTCGATCTCAGCAAGTCGGCGCGCACCTCGACCGAAACCCGCCCGCGCAACGTCGCCATGAACTACATCATCAAATTCGCATAAAGGAGGCTGGGACATGGCTTACCTTGGCAACAGCCCCCTGAACGCTCTCTACAGCTTCACGCCGATCACGCTGGCCCAGGACCAGACGCAGGTACTGGTCAACTACACCCCGGGCCGCTGCCTGTTCTTCAAGAACGGCGCGCTGCTCGACCCGAACATCGACTACACGGCGGCCAACGGCAGCACTGTCACGCTCGCCAGCCCGGCCAGCGCGGGCGACGTGCTGACCGGGATCAACCTGGCATCGTTCGCCGTGGCGAATGCGCTGCCGCTGGCTGGCGGCGTGCTGACGGGCCCGCTGACCGGCCCGGCGAGCGCTTCCGAGTCCGCTGCTGGCCTGATGGAGATTGCAACGGACGCCGAAACCGGCGCAGCCACGGACAACACCAGGGCCGTGACCCCCAAGAAACTGGGGAATTTCTTCACGTCCCGGATTTTCCAGGCAACCGAGTCGTTGCTGGGTATCCTCAAGATCGCAACCCAAGCGCAGACGAACGCGGGGACCGATGACACCAGTGCTGTGACGCCCAAAAAGCTGCGGTTCGGCGTGGCTATGTCACTCGGGCAGAATGGCTATCTGGCGCTTCCGTCTTGGCTCGGCGGCCTGATTTTCCAGTGGGGATTCTCAAGCATCAACCTTAGCACGGTAAAAGGGATTTATTACGTTGGCCAAGCTCCTGTTACTTTCCCAATTCCGTTTTCGGACATCCCTTATGTCGTCGTGGGAAATCTTCAACAAACGCCCAATGCGCTGAATTCCGTTTGTCATAATGGCGCATCCGCAACGCAGGTTTCTTTCTTGGGTTGTACTTCCAGTGAATCGCCGCAAGTGCCGGGCCTTTACTATATTGCTATTGGGAAGTGACCATGGAAAACGGTTCCTCTTTGATGGAAAACAAAGCCAGCGATCCGCCCGCCTATATCTATGAGCCGGAAACTCGGACGCTTTTCCCGCTTGCTCTGAGGGCGCACTACGAGGCGGCCGGTGCTTGGCCGGTCGGTGGTTTCGAGGTCCCGGCAAATGTCGCGGACGAATACATCCAGTCCGAGCGCCGCGCAGAAACTGAGATTGTCCAGGTGGGCGACCAGTTTGAAATCCGGGACATTCAATGACCGCCGAACGCTGGATACTCCTGGGCGATTCCATCCAGTCGCTGGTTTATGCGCCTGGTTCGGCCCTTGGCGACCAGTCGCGGCTTACCGCCGCACAACTGCCGCGACTGCTGAACATTGCAATCAACAACCTGTCCTCGCCTGGAGCGAGGATGACGGATGGCGGCCAGCTCGACTTCGGGGCAGCGTCGAACAAGAACGCCATAACCATGGTGCGCGGGTACGCGCCCATGGCGGGCATCATCATCACGCTGGGAACCAACGACTGGACCAACCCTGGCACGTCCGCGCAGTCGCTGCTGGATTCGTATCGCGGCATGATCCAGCATTGCAGGGCGCTGGGCCTGGCCGTCGTAGGCGTCAGTCCGCTGAACCGCGTGGGCGGCGGCGACGGTGTGCAGCACCCTGATGGCATATTCACCCTCGGGGACTTCCAATACCTGATCGAGGCAGTATTCCAGGAACAGGCCGCGTTGCTTGGCGATCAGCACGTGAAGATAATTCAAGGCGGTACCGCGCCATTGGCCGCCGAACACTTCGCGGATGGTTTGCACCTGAACGCGCTGGGCCATGACGTGTTCTGCCAGTGGCTGATTCAGAAAATGCGGGCACTTGGATACTGGACGGCCATTTGATGGCGCAACTTAATGCTTTGCCCCAGGCGCTCGCCGCGCCGAAGGGCCCGTAACTGAGCGAAAGGCAGGGACGATGATTGGCAGCTCTACATGATCTTCTCGACGGCTTGCGTGGCGTCTGCTTCCCCTTCGGGGGCGTGATAGCGCCGGCAGGCTTTTTGATGTGCTCGGGCCAGGCGGTCTCCCGGACGGAGTACCGGGCCCTCTACAGCCTGCTCGGCACCCGCTTTGGCGCAGGCGACGGCTCGACCACGTTCAACGTTCCTGACCTGCGCGGTCGCGTGCCGGTCGGCCTGGACAACATGGGCGGCACCGACGCGAACCGGGTGACCCAGGCCGCCAGCGGCATCGACAGCCACACGATCGGGGCCACCGGCGGCGCGGAGACGCACACGCTGACCGTGGGCCAGATGCCGGCCCACACGCACGCCGACTCGCGCTACACGGGCGCCAACGCCGGCGCTGGTAACCCGGTGACCGGCACGGGGGCAACGGCCGTGATCGGGACTGCCCAAGGCGGCAGCGCCGGCCTGGGCCAGGCGCACAACAACATGCAGCCCAGCATGATGATGAACTGGATCATCAAGACCTAGACGGCGCGCCAGCGCTTGCACGGCAGGGGCCCGGCGTCGTCCGGGTCTTTGGCTTGGGTGGTGCGGGCGGTCGGACTCGAACCGACACTCCCTCTCGGGAAGTGGCTTTTGAGGCCACCGCGTCTACCAATTCCACCACGCCCGCTTCCGAGGTCTGCGCCCGACCTGCGCCCGGGCTCTGCTCACCTACCGAAAAAACCCAGCGTTTCCAAGGGTTCAGGGCCATTGACAGCCGGATTTTGAGTTTGTTAAGAGGGGGTTCCCTAACCCTCACGAAAGTTCACGGCAATGCGCTACATTGCTGTTTTTCCTCACTTTTTGCCCCCAGCCCTCCGGCCTAATGTTCCCGCCGATACCCGCCGGTTCACGGAAAACTGCGCCCGATTAGCGCCCGAAACCAATCCTGCGCCCGAAGCTGCCGCTGGCGGCGGGTGGCTTCGGGACCGGGCGCAGGAATTGGCAAGCGTTATCAGCGGCTTAGCCGGATGCGTCCGGGCGCAACCCGATCCGGTGCGCCCGGCTCATGGGCCAAACCCGCAATTTTCCTGGATTCCGGCATTCGCAGGGGAGTGAGATTCCAATGCCCAAATTGACCAAGACCATGGTTGATAACGCCAAGCCCGCCGAGCGCGATGTGTGGCTATGGGACACCGAGGCGCCCGGCTTTGGCGTCCGCGTGCAGCCCAGCGGCCGCAAGACCTACGTCGCCCGGTACCGCACCACGGACGGCAAGGTGCAGCGCAAGATGACCGTGGCGCGCTGCACCGATATGCCGCCGGACCGGGCGCGCGAGCTGGCGCGCAAGGTGTTCGCCAAGGTCGCCGCCGGCGAGGATCCGGCCGGCAACCGCGCGGCAGAGAAGGACCTGCCCACGGTGGCGGACCTGGAGCGCCGCTTCACCAAGGAGCACGCCATCCCATTCAAGAAGGCCAGCAGCCGCGCGCGCGACGACATCAACTGGCGCTGCCACATCCTGCCGGCGCTGGGTAAGAAGCTGGTCCGCGACCTGACCAAGGCCGATATTCTGGCGCTCCAGGGCGGCCTGTCGGAGAAGCCGGCGGTGGCCAACCAGTGCGTGGCGATCATGTCCAAGGCGCTGAACCTCGCCGAGGATTGGGAGTGGCGGGCGCCGGGCACCAACCCGTGCCGCAAGCTCAAGAAGTACAAGATCACCGAGCGCGAGCTGATCCTCACCCCGGTGCAGATCGAGGCGCTCGACGCGGCGCTGACTGAGCTGGTCGAGCTCCGATCGCTGCGCCACGAGTTCGCCTGCTTCGTGCGGCTCCTGATGGTGACCGGGTGCCGCAAGACCGAGATCATGCACGCCAAGCGCTCATGGGTCGATTTCGAGCGGCGGCTGCTGCTCTTGCCGGACTCCAAGGTCGGCCAGCGGCGCATCCCGCTGTCGCAGGAGGCAATCGAGATCATCAAGTCGCTGCCCGAGGGCGAGTGGCTGATCCCCGGCATGATCCGGGGCCAGCCGCTGCGCACGCCCTATGGCGCCTGGGAGATCCTGAAGAAGCACGCCGGCCTGCCCAAGGAGCTGCGCATCCACGACCTGCGGCACACGTTTGCCTCGCTGGGCCATATGTCCGGCCTGACCCAGAAGCAGTTGGCCGACGCGCTCGGGCATCGCCAGCTCTCGACGACGGCGCGCTATCTGCACGGCCTGGTGGGTGACCAGGCAGCAGTGGCGGAAAAGATGGGCGAGGTGATCGCCGGCAAGTGGAAGAAGCCGGCGGCGGCAGCGGCAGCCTAGCGGCGGCGCTCGCGCCGCTCTGCGCAGTGCACGCAGTAGTGGTAACCGTAGGCGCGGCGCGGCTCCGGCATCTCGACTTCGCAGTCATCGCACTCGGCGGGCCCATACTCTGGCTCGCCGGGTGCGAATTTCGTTTTGGTGGGGCGGGCTGCGTTGCGCAGCTCCCATTCCAGGGCTTCGTGCTCCTGGGCTTTATCTTCGAGCGACATCAGGGTTTTGTGCAGTGCTGCAGCGCTGCTTCGAGTTCGGTCTCGTAGCCGATGCGCTGCTTGCGCTCGGCGCGCAGCGCGCGCATCTGCGCTGGCACCGTGGAGCCCAGCGGCAGCGCGTCGACGGCGAACGCGGGTTTGTTGACCGGCTGCACCATGCAGGGAACCGGGACGGGAATCTTCACCTCGACCGTGCGCACCTCGGGCGCCGGTGGCCGCGTGGTGCCGCAGCCGGCCAGGGTGAAGGCAAGGAATAGGGCGGCGGCGCGGATCACTTGGCGCGCTCCCGGGCAAGCTCGGCATCGAAGGCGGCCTGCGCGGCCTGCACCGCCTCCAGCTCCGTCGCACCTACCGGGTCGGTTTCCGCCAGGGTCTGCTGCGCCTCGGCGTCGGTCCTGCCGCGCAGCTCCTGGGCCTCCAGGCGCGCCTTGCGGGCGTCTGCCTCGGCCTGGGCGAGCCTGGCGCGCAGTTCCTCGACGGCCTGGCCCTGACGCACGACCAGGTCGGCGCTGTCGTTGGCGGCCTTGCGGTCGCGCTCGGCGTCGGATTCCGCCTGCGTAGCGCGCGTCTCGGCGGCTTGCAGGCGCGGCGACCAGTAGGCCCAACTGACAACGCCGGCACCGGCCAGGGCTGCCACAGCCAGGGCGATGAGCGCGATCAGCACGTTCTTGGCCGTCAGCATGGCTTACTTCTTGATCGTGTCGCGGATCTCGTCGATCAGCGACCCGATATCGGCGTCCTTGCGCTTGTCGAACCAGCGCATGAAGGCGCCCACGATCCACCACGCCGGCATGCCCGCCAGGACCTGGAGCGGCGCGGCGATGTACATGATGCCGAATTCCTTGTCCTGGCCGTTGAGCTGGGCGACGGCGATCGCCGACTGGAACAGGGCCGGATACCAGGAGTGCACGGCGGCCACGAGGATGGGGCCGAAGATGAAAGACGACAGGAGGGTGCAGACCATGCGGCCGAACAGTTCCCGGGTGGACTTCGGCGGCATGACGATGAAGGCGAGGGCCGTAGCAAAAGCACCAAAAATAAGCTGCGAACCCAGGTACTTCACCAGAGCGATGCCAGCTACGGAACTGGTGGAGGTAGGTTCCATTATTGATTTTCCGGAGTGAGATTTAGTGTCCATGGCCGCAGCATATGGCTTGTCGGTCAGGCGATACGGACGCGGTTGAGCATCCAGCCGAACAGGAACTTCTTGTTGGCCGGGCGCGATTCGGTGAGGCGAAGGTACTTGTCGCCCTGGCTGCTGTTGAGGCCGCGCACCAGCACGGTCTGGCCGTCGCGGCCGCGCCACTTCAGGTAGGCCTCCAGGGCGGCGTAGGTGATCGGGCCGAGGCGGCCGTCCACGAACAGGGTCTGGTAGCGCGAGCCGGTGTCGTTGAGCGCGTTGAGCCAGCGCTGCAGGAACTCGGACGCCTGGGAGGGGCCCATGTTCACGCCGGTGTCGATGAGCTCGATGCCGACGGCCTCGTTGATCTGGAGGACCCGATCGAAACCTGGCGTGGTGATGTAGCGGTTGCTGTAGATCGACCGGGCCACGTTCACCGGCAAGTCGCGCATGGCGCCGGTGTAGCCGTAGGCCCGGGCGACGGCGACGGTGATCCCGTAATTGGTCTCGCCGCCGGCGTCGGCGGGGTCGTTGACGTAGCCGCCCTCGGCCTGAAGAACTTCGTCGATGATTTGATCGATGCTGAGCATCGGCTACCCCCATTGAGTTGAGGGTAGTGTCCCGTCACGACGATTCGGCTGCCTGCGCCTTCCGGTACTTGATGATGGCCAGCACGCCAGCCTTGATCCGGTCTGCTGCTTCCACGCCACGAATCTTGGCGACGCAGCCCTTGGGGAAGTTCCCGTCGGCCGGCCGCGCGCCGTCAGGGCTGCCGTACAGCCAGCGGTTGCGGCTCTCACGCGAGTGCAGCCCATCCAGGACGTAGCGGCACTCGCACTCGTGCCGCCACGCCTCGGAATAGATATCGACGGGCTCGTCGGACAGCTCGGACCGGACCCGCAAGGGGGTCATGCGCCCCTCCCGGCGGCGATCTCCTGCTCGCGGGCCTTGTCGCGCTTGGGCAGCGGCGACCAGGCCAGGTAGAACTCGCCGACGCGGCCCTCCCAGCGGCCCAACACGGCGATGTGGCCCACGGTCAGCAGCAGGACCTTGGCCCCACGGTCGGCGGGGATCGCGTAGTTCCAGCCGATCTCGCCGGCGGGCGCGGTGATGTGGGTTTTCATGCGGCCTCCTGTGCCGGCGGTTGTTGAAGTTCATCCAGACGCTGGTAGGTGTCCCACATGCGCAGGCTGGCGAGCCGGGCAATGTTCACGGCGGCGGCCGGGCTGATCGGCTTGGCGTCCCGGTTGGGCGTGGCGCGGCGCAGGCAGGTAACCTTCATCGCGTGGCCCACCGGGCGCGGGTAGCCGTCCTGGTCCAGCAGCAGGATGCCGCTGTTCTGGTTCGGCAGGGCGTCGAGCAGCTCCGGCCGCCAGATTTCCTTGGGCAGCGCGTAGTAGTGCTTCCAGGCCTTGGGCGGCCATTCGCGCGGCGTGACCTTGTACTTGCTCGGCCGGCGCCGGCTGACCTCGCGTAGATCGTTGGAAATCTCGCTGTATCGCATCTCGGTCACGGTCGGCCAGTGCCCGAGGAATTCACGGTGCCACCACTTGTCCTTCTTGGCGTCCGCCTTCAGGTCGGCGCGGCTGATCTTGATCTCGACGTCGATGATCCGGAGGTTCTCGGTCACTGCGAGCAGGTCGCACTCGTGCCCGGTCCAGTTGCAGTTGGGCACGACGCACAGGTACTTGCGGTTGAAGAATTGTAGGGCCAGCGCGCGGCCGATACTGGTTTCCGACCACTTCATGCGGCCACCTTCAGGGGAGCCACACGGGCGAGCACGTCGCGCAGCACGGCGGCCTGCTCGAAGCGCTCGGCGCGCACCGCCTTGTCCTTCAGGTCGCCCAGGCGCTTGGCGACGCGCTGCTGGCTGAACCAGCGCCCGCGCAGCTCGCCGATGTCCTCGCGGTGGAACAGATCGAAGGACGCGATGTTGCGCACGGTGCCGCACGGCAGCAGCACCCACCACATATTGTTGATGTGGTGCCAGGTCTGGCCGCGCTGCCAGCGGCCGTCGAAGTGCCGGAAGAAGACGATATCGCCGTCGCGCACGATCTTGCCGGCGCCGGTCTCCGAGTTGTAGCGCGGCGGGACGCGGGCATACATCTGCGGGCCCTGGAAGGCCTCCAGCTCGTCGCGCTCGGCCTTCAGGCGGGCATAGCCCTTCAGCTTCACGTCCAGCACCAGCGTGCCGCCCAGGCTCTCGATCAGCGCGGCGATCGCGCGGCGCGCGGCCTCGTACTGCTTGCCGATCAGGTAGGGCATCTTCTGACGCTTGCTGAAGTCGTAGTAGCCGCCGTTCCGGTTCTCGCGGACGAGGTTCTGGAAGAACTCGATCTTGCACGAGCGGCCGGACGCCTCGGTCTTCACCTCCAGGTCGCCCTGGCGGCCGTAGTGGTGGTACTTGGCCAGGATCTTGTACTGCTTCGTGTAGTAGGGATCGCGCCCCATGCCGAAGCCGCGCCGGTTCAGCACCTCGAGCACGCGGTCGCGAAACGCGGCCACGCCCGGGTCGTTGGGATCGTTCCACCAGCCGATGATCGTGGTGTCGTGCTCTTTGAATTCAGGCAACGTGTTCATGTTCTTCCCTTAGATGACGGCGGTAATGCGCTCTGCGGCGCGAGTGATTGCCGTGTATTGCCAGCGGCGGGCGTTGTCGCGGAACGCCGCGCTTTCGTCGAAAACCATGACGTCATCCCACTGACTGCCCTGGCTTTTGTGCGTGGTGATCGCGTAACCGAAGTCGAATTCATGGGTGTACATGCGGTCGCGCCAGTGCAGCGCTTCCTCGGTGCCCACGAAGAAATTCTGGTAGACGCTCACGTCGATCGGGCTGTCGAGCATGGGGTCGTCGTCCGACAGGACGGCCATCTCGATGATGCCGCGCTCGTTCGGCTGTCCGGCGCGCTTGACCGTCCACATGCCGCCGTTGAGCAGTTGCTTCTCGCGGTTGTTGCGCAGGCAGATCAGCCGGTCGTTGCGCTGCGGCAGGTGGCTGGTGAAGCCCTTCAGGTCGCGGATGCGGCCGTTGAAGCCGCGCCGCGTGCGGTTCATGCCCACCAGCACCTGATCGGCCGCCAGCACCTGCTCGGCGTCGATGTCGCGGCGCGTGCAGACGCGGCTCTCGCCGTAGTCGCCCAGGCGCAGGCCACGGCCCTCGCGCACGTCGATCGACAGGCGGATGATCGGGTT